CTCGTTGACGACACAAATCATACAAACAAGTTTGTCACATCAACAGAAAAGCAGACCTGGAACGCGAAACAGAATGCGATTGACTCAGATCACAAGCTTTCAAGTTCTTTGGTAAGTTTTGATAGTGAAGAAGCTTCAGCTCTTGCATCAGGCATCGACTCAGCCAAAGTGTCGCAGATTTCGACCAACCAAACAAATATTTTGTACACCTTAGGCAAGACCGGAAAGAACTTATTTGAATTTACAGTTAATGGATTAAAGCAAAGATGGGACAATGGTACATGGAACGGCAACACCTTTACTTCAAATTTTGGTGTAACGATTGTTGTAAATGATAACAAGTCTATTGTTGTTACTGGTACACCAACAAGTCAAACATCCTTAACACTTGGTATATACGATCATACACTATACAAAGGATGTATATATTCCGGTGGAACTTCTGATGTATCGACTACCACTTGTATAAGTGGTGTAAACAATATTGGTTATGACTATGGTGACGGTGTTACTATGACCGGAGATACTGACAGAGCTATTCAAATTGCGTTCTTTACGGGTACAAATCTTAACATCACATTCAAGCCAATGATTTGCACAGCTGACGATTGGGCAGTAGGACATGACTTTGCTCCATACGCCCTACCAAATTCCGATTTGACACAGGGCTTAGCTGAATTAAATGCTCATCCATTCCTTACTGTACCGTTTAACCATAATATGGTGTATCGTGGCAAGAATCTTGGTGATACACTTACAGATGCACAGCATACAGCACTGTCGGGTGGTAACTTTACAGATCTTTATCTTGGTGATTACTGGACTAAGACAGTGACTATTCCAGCAGGTACATATACAGGTGGTGATAGTACAGAAGTCACTGTTCCAGCACAAACAAACATCACACTTAAAGCTGTAATAGCTGACTTTGATACTTTCTATGCCGGATATGCTTCAACTTATGCTGGTATTAACACTCACCATGCAGCTGTTATTGTTACTGGATTCAGTAATGTAGTATGGAACGGTACTAACAGCACGGCTGGTGGATATGTAAACAGCTTAATTCATAAATGGCTCGTTGGTTCTGCATTACCACAGATTGAAACATGGTTCGGTTCTGCTAAGGTTCTGTCACATCAGAAACTGCTTACAAATGCAATTACAGGCGATGCTGCTTCCGGATGGGCTTGGAGTTCACAGAAGATTTCTCTTTTATCTGAAAATCAGATGTATGGTTCTAAGGTATGGGGCAACAGTAAAGCTAGTAACGGTGGATATGAACCAGGAGAAGCTTTTAAACATCTTAATGTATTTAACCATATTGATGCAAACCTATTATTTGGAAATAAGAATATATGGTTAAGAGATATAGCATCTGCCGAGTGGTCGGCTTGCCTGAGCAGCGGCGGTAGTGCCGACAGCATTGGTGCTTCGCATGCGAGGGTCGCTCCGGCTGCGCTTATCCTTTTATCCTAAATCCCGTGTCCTTGTGACACGGGTAGATATGGAAAGGGGGTGAGTACCATTGAGCAGAGTTCCAAGTTCCAAACGTAAACCATCAGAAGTAGAATTTATTACTAATGCTGAAAAGATACACGAATTGGTAATTAAGAGTATATATCATGATTTTGGAGTTAAAACCGATAGTCAGAATAAGTTATGGCTCATTAACAATAATAAAGCTGTACTAAAGACTTATGCTGATCGTCTTATAAACTGTGTATATTCTGCTAATTCTATATATCCAGCGTGTAAAGAAGAAGTTATTGAACGTAAATTAATGTGGGATAGAGCGATAGGTTGCTGTCAAACAATTGAAACTCAATACAAACTGATGAAACGAGAACTGGACATTCATATAGGACTTGCCGAAGAACTTCTTAGACTACTCGAACACGAAAAGAATCTTCTGAGAGGAATCAAACGTTCGGACACGAACAGATACAAACATATTCAATAATAAAAATAAATCAACAAAAATATCTTTGGTTACATTCTGTACATCTGCCGAGAGGTCGGCTAACCTGAACAACAACGGTAATGCCAACAACAATGATGCTTCGAATACGAGGGTCGCTCCGGCTGCGATTAACAGGACAAAGCGGATTGGCATCGGTGGCGTCAAGCCACTACAAAACCAGTCCCACCTGATAAGGAGAATGTGACCATCCTTCACAAAGGAGGTAAATACACAGTGTGATACAGTCATTTACGAATGGATCTGTTATAAACGCACTGCTACCATTATGAATTTATCTGAACTATTTACAATAGACAATATGGTTGATGCTTACTATTCATGCCGACAAGCAGCACCTTGGAAAACTGAGGTACAGAAATTTGGTTTGAATCTTGTAGGCAACTGTATAGCATTACAGAATGAAATCCTAACTGAAACATACAGGACATCTAAACCAAGGCAATTCACTATATCTGAACGTGGAAAGTTAAGGCTGATAGAAGCTCCGGTATTCAGAGATAGAATTGTTCACAGAATACTGAACAAAGGCTATCTTTTACCATTACTGACTCCATATCTGATACATGATAATGGTGCATCAATGCCAAACAAAGGTACTGGATTTGCAAGAAGCCGATTAGAAGAACATCTGCATAGATATTACTTTGAACACGGTTCTGACGGATATATCTTGCTTGGAGATATTCATCATTATTTCGATTCTATAAGACAAGATATATTAATTCAGATGCTTGCAAATAAGATACCGCCTGAAGATAATGACATTTTCAGACTGTTATCTTATATCATATGCTCATCAAAATATACAGAAGATGAGGACGGACTTTCGCTTGGTTCTGAATTACCACAAACACTGGCTGTATTTTATTTATCGCCGCTTGATAACTTTATTAAGATTGTCAAAGGCTGTAAGTTCTACGGTCGGTATATGGACGATTTTTACATTATCAGTGATGACAAGCAGATGCTTAATGGCTTAGCACATGAGATCAATAATTATCTTAATCAGGCAGAATTAATGTTGAATGAACGAAAAACTCAGGTTGTTAAATTAAGTCACAGCTTTACGTTTTTACAAACTAAATACAGTCTTACAGATACAGGTAGGATTGTGAAACGGCTTACACACAGTAAAGTAGTTAGGCAGCGTAGAAGAATGAAGGCACACGGTAGACTGTATAGAGAAGGTATTTTAACTTATGATACTTGCTATAACCAGTATAAATCGTGGCGGCAGTCTATACTTAAATCATATAATGCTTGCTATACAACAATTAAAGCACTCGATAACGAGTACAAAGAAATTTTTGGAGAGGAGTTTATCTTATGACACAAGAAGAATCAATTGAAAGATTTAACCAGCGTGCAGAATTAGAACACAACCTTATAGAAGCAAAGTACGCTTTATCAAGCACTGACTATAAGATTCTCAAAATCTATGAAGCACGTATTATGGAAAAGGCTGATCCATACAATGCAGAAGAAGTGATTGCATTACGTGAACAAGCAAGAGCTGACGTTAATAAGTATGAACAGCTTATTGCCGACTTTGATGCTGATAAGGAATAATATTTTAAGTAACTGTTTACAAAATAAGGAAACAAAATAAATCGAGATCAGTAAACCAAATTCAAGTTTGATAGGTAGAAAAATGAATGAAAAAAAGAAAATATTAAACTTTGTTCTTAGGTGTCCTGAATGTAATTTAGCTTTATTCAAGGCAAGATTCATTCAAGATTTACCAATAAAGCAAAACTATCATTGCTATGGTTGTGACCGCGATATAATTTTCAGCCCCGATGATGTTGAAATTAACTTTCGTGTCAAAGATCATGAGAACATAGTGAAGATTTACTAAACCAAATCCCAGTTTGGTTCACCGTACAAACCTTGAGTGTTTCCACGATTTTACAAAGGTCATTAACAAACTGTGAACAACCAAACAGTAAAACAATAAAATAACCATAATAAGGAAGTGAAAAGATGAAGAACAAGAAAGAGTTAGAACGGAGATCATACAGCTTCGACGTTCGCGCTGAGCAGAGTGAACGGGGAAGCAGGATCACAGGAAGACCGATCGTGTATAATTCAAGAACTGACATCGCCGGATTATTCGACGAAGTAATTGAAGAAGGCGCGTTGAACAATGCAGATCTGAGAGACGTTCGCTTCCTGGTCAATCATGATCTCTCGAAAATTCCGCTTGCAAGATCCCGAAACAATAACGGGAATTCAACTATGCAGCTGAGAGTTGATTCTTCAGGAATGGAAATCGATGTTGACTTAGATACTGAAAACAACGCTGACGCTCGTGCGCTTTATTCTGCGGTATCCCGTGGAGACATCACCGGCATGAGTTTTATGTTTGCTGTTGGCGACGAAGAGTGGGACGGCATCGACACTGACCATCCGACACGAAGAATCAAAGAAATAAGTTCCGTCGTTGAAGTGTCTGCAGTGACTTTTCCTGCATACGCATCAACTTCGATAAATGCCCGAAGCGAAGAGGCACTGGAAAGTGCCAAAGCCGCACTGGAGAGCGCGAAGCAGCAGAGAGCAAGTTCACCGGACGGTGACTCAGATGAAAAGAAAAAGAAAGAACTTGAATTACTCAAGCTCAAGATATCAATTTTAGGAGGAAAGTGAAAATGAAAAACATTCTCAAGAAAAGACTTGAACGCCTTATGGCCAAGAAGACTGATCTTTCATCAAGAGCAATGGCTTCCGAAGATGCAGCTGAAATCAGAAGCATCGGCGAGCAGCTCAAGGAGCTCAACGAAGAGATCAAGGATATCAACGATGAAATCACTGCGCTTGAAGCTAAGGAAGACGAAGAAAAGAGAGCAGCTCAGCCGGTTGCAGTTCCTGCGAACGCAGTTCCAGTGAACGGCGACATCAGAGGTGCTTTTGGCATTGCTAATCCAACAGAAAAGAAGAAGACAAACGAGAATCCACTTGCTTCGACTGAATACAGAAGCGCATTTATGGCTTATGTTCAGCGCGGCGAAAAGATTCCGGCTGACATCATCAACAGCATTAACGAATACAGATCTTCACTTCCAGCTGAGCAGAGAGCAAACGTTCCAGTGACAACAGCTGACACAGGTGCTGCAATTCCTCTCACAATTATGCGTGAGATCATCAACACAGTTCGCAAGAGATATGGCAACCTTTACGCTAAGGTTCGCAAGATGAGCATTCAGGGCGGCGTTGAATTCCCGATCGGTTCACTCCAGGCAAACTTCAAGTGGATCAGCGAAGGAACAACTTCACCGCGTCAGAATATCGGCTCTCTCGGCAAGGTATCCTTCGGTTATCATACAGCCGAAATCCGCATCGCTCAGAGCTTCCTCAGCCAGATCTTAACTATTGAAGCATTCGAGGAAGAAATCACAAAGGTAATTGCGATCGCATATCTCAAGGCTATGGACTACGTTATCATTAACGGTTCAGGCGACGGCCAGCCTCTTGGTATTCTCAACGATCCAAGAGTTGCAGCAACATCAAATGTTGTTACAATGGCTGCAGCTGACATGAGCAACTGGACAGCGTGGAGAAAGAAGTTCTTCAGCAAACTTCCTCTCGGCTACAGAGACGGCGAATTCATTTTTGCTAACTCTACAGTTGACAGCTATCTCGAAACAATGGCTGACGGCAACAACAATCCGATCTTCCGTCAGAGCACTGGCCTCGAAGTTAATGACGGCGATAGTGTAAATCCAAACGGACGTTTCTTCGGCAGAAACATCGCACTTGTTGAACCTGATATTCTCAACGACTTCGATTCTGCAAGCTCAAACGACGTTATCGGCGTTTACTGGCAGCCGGAAGAGTATGCTCTCAATGAGAACTACGGTTTCACAATGAGAAGATACTTTGACGAGGAAACAAACGAATGGGTTACAAAAGCGCTCGTTGTTGTTGACGGCAAGGTTCTCAACCCGAACGGCATCTGGCTCATTAAGAAGGCTTGATGAGGTGATCGCATGAATAATGTCGCATCATTAAAAGCTTTATATCTTGCTTTAGGCGGCGATTCTGCGGACGTTGCAGAGGCATCGACAATGGTCGATGTCCTCAATGCAATCGCCGTTCTCCTCGGTGGAGACGGTGGCGCAGTAACCAACGCTGAGGCAATTGACAACATCACAGCTGTTGCTTCCGGCCTTGTACCGGATTACGAAGATATTGACGTAACTCCGACAACATCAGAGCAGGAAATCACAGCAACAAGCGGAAAGACACTCCGCAAGGTTACGGTTGCGGCTGTTACAGCTGCGATCGATGAGAATATCGCAGCCGGTAACATCAAGGACGGCGTGACAATTCTCGGCGTAACCGGTACATACGACGGAACCTAATAAAAGGACAGGGAGGAAAACATCATGATTAACAATGACAGAATCGTGCCAGTTGTTCGCACAGACCTTTTAACATTACTCGGCACAATGTTCAAGATCGCAGGCACATCAATCGCTGCAGCTGAATCTTCAGCAGTTGGCGAATTCACAGTTGCTTCTGCATCTGGAAACTACATCGCAAACGAACCAGTTCGCAAGTTCAACTTTGCTTCAGGCACATCAGCAGTCGTATACTTTATCGCAGATTACGAATATGACGGCTTCTACATCGCCGGCTCAAAGGTAACAACAAGCGGCACTACAGTAACAGCAGACGGCAAAACACTTTATTCAGCAACTCTTTCCGGCGGCAATGCTGTCGCAATCGCGAAAGTCGGCTTCTGATAAAGAGGTGATCACATGGCAGATGCAACGATGCTGACGAGCGTTAAAAATGCACTCGGAATCACAGGAACTGCTTTCGATGCTACGCTTACAGTGTATATCGATGAAGTCACTGACTATATGTCGAACGCCGGATGCAATGCTTCAGTAATTGCGGCATCTGCCGGTGTGGTTGCTCGTGGAGTGAATGATCTCTGGAACAACCAGTCAGGAGCTGCGAAGCTGAGTCCTTACTTCTATGACAGAGTTAGTCAGTTAGCATTGAAGTCGAGGTGATGGCATGTACACACCTAAAGACACATATGAGCTCAGGACTGCAGTTGAACTTTTTTCCTCGCCAACAGTTACGACATACAACGGTGTCCGTACAAAAACTTATGCAGTGAGCGGAGAGACAATCTTCGTGAACTGGAAGTCAAGGGGCGGCACTGAGTCAGATGTGAACGGAGTTATCTCAATTCTTGACACTGCGATCGTAACAACCTGGTACAGATCAGACATCACGAGCGGGTCACGTCTGAAGCTTGCTGACGGACGCATTTATGAAGTTATCTCTGAACCGGAAAACATAGAACTACAGAATCGGTTCGTACAGTTTAAGGTGCAGCGAGCAAAGGGCGGTGTCTGATATGGCAACGAAGAACAAGCTTACGCTTGATTTTCCGATGTTTGAGACGTTAAAGAAGCAGCTGAACGAAGCCGGCGGAAACGCGCTCACGGCAGCAGTCGAAAACGCATTGACAACATCAGCGTCATATGTAGACAGTCAGCTCAAGGCGGCAATTGCACCGCACCGTCGAACCGGAACGGTTGAACAGTCACTTGACACTCACCCGAACAAGGTTGAATGGAGCGGAACGAACGCGAGTATTCAGGTTGGTTTTAACCTTGATGACGGAGGTATTCCGTCAATATTCCTGATGTATGGAACGAAAGTTCACGGACAGCCGCATGTTCAGCCGGATCGCAAGCTGTATGACGCAGTTTACGGTTCAAAAATCAAGAAACAAGTTCAGAAAATACAGGAAGAAGCGTTCCTGAGTGTAGCAAAGAAGGTGATCGGATGAAAACTGAATTGATAACGGCTCTGAACACTCTCGGATATCCGGTGTTTCTGCAGGGTTCACTCGATACGGACGAAGCTTACCCGGACAGCTTCTTTACATTCTGGAATTTCGAGACTCCCGAAGCGGCTTATTATGATAATGACGCAAATCGGGCGGTTTGGGGTTTCTGGGTGTATTTTTACTCAACAGACCCTAAGCTTGTCGAAGAAAAAACAGAAGCCGCAAGGCAGTTATTGAAAACGAGCGGCTGGATTCCGCAAGGAAAGCCGCATGATATCTCGGTAGACGTTCCGACACATACCGGATCATTCTTCGAGATATACGCATTTGAAAATTACAAAGAGGAGGAAAACACGAATGAAGGTAGTTGAATTCCGCGGATGTGACAACGTAGTTGTTGCAGAAGTAACCAAGGACGACAGCACCGGCTATACAGTCGGAAATATTATTCCGCTTGCTCCGGTCGCTGAAGTATCAAAGACAACCGAAAATTCAAGCGAGACTCACTATTACGACAATGTAGGTGCTATCGTTATCAGAACAGAAGGTTCTGACGAAGTAACTCTCACAACTCCGGCTCTGGAACTCGGACAGCTTGCCACAATCACAGGTAAGTCAGTAGATTCGACAACAGGTGCTTATGTAGACGACGAAGGTGTTGAGAAATATTACGCTCTCGGTTATCGTCTCAAGCTCACTGACGGTACTTATAGGTATGTTTGGAGATTGAAAGGCGCATTCTCGAACATTCCTGACGAAACAAGCACAACAGAGTCTGATTCTGTTGACACAAACAATCAGAGCGTTGTCTTCACCGGCAATAAGACACTCTACAGCTTCGAGGCAGGCAACATCAAGGGCAGAGCAAAAGCAGTTGTCATTGATGAACGTGACGGCCTTGCAGATGTATCAGGATTCTTCAACCAGGTGGTAACACCGGACAACGTTGCAAGCCTTGCAAAGGCAACAACAACAGCAATTTCACTCTCAAGCAGCAGTGAATCTATCGTAAAGGATGAGACAGCAACAATTACAGCGACAACAACACCAAGCGGTCAGCACGTAACATGGAGCTCATCGAATCCTGCAGTTGCTACAGTTGCCGGCGGTGTTATCACAGCGGTTGCTGTTGGTACAGCTGTTGTTACAACAACAAGCGGCAATTACTCAGCTTCATGCGCTGTTACGGTTACAGCCGGAGCGTGATAGACTGTGTATCGAGCTATTGAACAGTTTGCTGATCTTCAGGACGACAAATATATTTACGAAATCGGCATGATTTATCCTCGCAAAGGTTCAGATCCTTCCGACGAACGAATCAAAGAACTTGCTGGTTCTGAGAACAAAGTCGGAAAACCGGTTATCCAGTATTTTGACGACCCGAAGAAGCCTGAAAAGCAGGAAGAAAGCAAACCGAAAAAAGATAAAAAGCAGAAAAAGTGAACGAATCAGCCTGCAGGCAGTAAGATCTGCAGGCTTTTTCTGAAATTAAGAGGGTAAAAAATATGGAATTAAAACTTAGAGTAAACGACAGTGACGGGAACGAAAAGACCTATACAGCCGAAACACTCGACTGTCAGTTCGGCGTGGTTGAAGACATCCTGAATGTTCTTGATGTTGATAACATGGATAATAAAGCATCGCTTGCGGCAATGATCATCAGATCTTCGAAGCAGCTGAAACCTTTTCTGAAAGATCTCTTCTATGGAGTGACAGATGAAGAGCTCAGAACGGCAAAAATGTCAAACATCGTGGAAATCTTCAAAGGAATCTACAACTACGCAGTCAACGAACTCGGCACACTTAATAAAAAGGGAAACTGATTGAGGGCGAGGGATCGCCCGATGATATAAATATCTATGAAGCATTATATGAGTTAAACGTAAACCTTTGTGAGAAATTTCCGGCATTATCTCCTTTTTCGGTTCGCCGTGAGCGGTTTCATGAAGTCATTCTGATTTTCACACGTCAGATCCAGAAGAACCAGCGGAGCGGCGGCAAGAAGGAGAACGAGCAGAAAATCGTCACGAAAAACGGTGAACAGGTTATAAGAAGACGCGCCACAAAGGATGACTGGTATTAAGAAGAGGTGAGGGAGATATGGCGAAGGACGAAAACTATACCGCGAAATTCCGAATTGACGTTTCCGACCTTAAGAAAGGAATTGAAGAGGCAAACAAGCAGATCAAGCTTGCGAACGCCGAATTTCGCAATGCAACAGCCGGGATGGATGACTGGAGCAAGAGCGCGGACGGTCTTTCGGCAAAAATCAAACAGCAGCAGTCAGTTGTTGAAGCGGAAAATCAGAAGCTTGAGCTCTTAAAAGAACAGCTGACAAGAGTGCAGCAGGCTCAGGAGAACGGGCAGAAAATCATTGATGATCTCAATGACAAATACAATGAAGCTGTAAAGCTTTACGGTGAAAACTCCGATGAAGCTAAAAAGTACGCAAAACAGCTTGATGATGCTGAAAAGGCTCAGGAGCGAAATGCAAAGGCAGCGGACGAACTTGCACTTAAGATACTTAATCAGGACACAAACGTTAAAAACGCTGAAGCTCAGATAGGAAAGTTTGAATCTGCTCTTGACGGACTTGAAAAAGAAGAAGGCGAAGCAGAGAAAAGCACTGACGATCTGAACGAGAGTTTCAAGGATTCAGATGGAAGTCTTGACGCTTTCGGTGTTGCCCTGGGTAATTTAGCAAGCGGAGCGGTCACAGCTATCATTAACAAGCTCGGTGAGCTTGCCGGAGCAGTCAAAGACGCTTATCTCGAATTCGATTCCGGTCGTGATGCCGTAGTAAAGGCAACCGGAGCGACAGGAGAAGCAGCGGACGAACTTGCCAAGAGCATGACGAACGTTTCAAAGCGTGTCAAAGGTGACTTCAACACAATTGGTTCAGCGATCGGTGAAGTCAATACTCGTTTCGGCTATACAGGCGAAGAACTTGAAGACACAACTGAGCAGTTCATGAAATTCGCTGAAATCACCGGCATGGATGCAACGAAAGCGGTTCAGACGGTATCCAAAGCGATGAACAATGCCGGAATTGACAGTTCAAAATATTCCGAAGTTCTTGACGAGATAGCAATTGCGGCTCAGGCTTCCGGCATTTCCGCCGAAAAGCTGACTGAAAACTTGACAAAGTACGGATCACAGACAAGAGCTGCAGGTCTGAACACAAAGGAAAGCATTGCTCTCTTTGCTCAGTTTGAAAAGAGCGGTGTCAATGCAGAAGCAGCTCTCGGTGGTCTGAAAACTGCAGTCAAAACATGGAGTGATGAAGGAAAGAACAGCCGAATCGAATTTCAGAGAACGATTCAGGACATCAAGGATTCACCGAATGTTCTTGAAGCAACTCAGAAGGCGATTGACGTTTTCGGTTCCAAGGCCGGAACGGAGCTTGCAGATGCAATTCACAGCGGTCGTTTCGAGTATTCTGAATTCCTTGACATAGTAAAAGGCAGCGAAGGAACGGTTTCTGCGACTTACGATGAAACGCAGAGCGGCTTCGATAAGGCTGCACTTGCAGTTCAGAACATGAAGACAACAGCCGCAGAACTTGCCGACGGACTTCTTCAGAAGTATTCACCGCAGATTGAAGAAGCAATTCAGAAAATAACTGATCTGATTGACGAATATGCACCGAAAGTCGAAGACGGTATCGACTGGATGACTGAACACTTGCCGGAAATTGAAGCCGGTATTGTCGGCATTGGAGTCGCATTCTCCACATGGAAGGTTGCCGGACTTATCACAGCAATCACAACAGCTCTTGCCGGCATGTCCGCAGCTGAAGTTGTAGCGGCGGCGAAAACATGGCTCCTGAATACGGCACTTCTTGCGAATCCAATCGGATTAGTTGTTGCAGCGATCGCAGCACTCGTTGCAGCGTTCGTTGTATTATGGAATAAGAGCGATAAGTTCCGTGAATTCTGGATCAATCTTTGGGAGAAAATCAAAACTTCCGCAGCAGTCGTGATTGAATTCATCAAAGTTGCATTCTCTGAAACATGGGACAAGATCAAAAAGGTCTGGAACGTTGCAGCGAAATACTTCGAGGGAGTATGGAAAGCGATAAAGCTTGTCTTCTCTGTTGTCAAGTCTGTTCTCACTGGTAACTTCTCAGATGCATGGAACGGAATCAAGGCTATCTGGTCAATTGTATCGGGATGGTTCAATGATAACGTAGTCAAGCCGGTTCAGAACTTCTTCTCAGGTATGTGGGATAACGTCAAGAAGGGCGCATCCGATGCCTGGAACGGAATCACTGAAACATTCGCTCATGTCGCTGACTGGTTCCACGAGAAATTCAGTGCGGCATGGCAGCGGGTGAAGGATGTCTTCAGCACCGGCGGTCAGATCTTCGACGGCATCAAGGAAGGAATCACGAACGCATTCAAGTCTGTTGTGAATGCGATAATTCGCGGAATTAACAAGATCATTGCAATTCCCTTCAACAAGATCAACGACGTTCTCGGAACTTTGAGAGACTTTGAGTTCCTGGGAAAGAAGTGGTTCGAGGGAATCATAAGCACCT